TGGAGAGTTTCTCAGACTTTGAGAGAGGCGAGTACGATTGTATACATGGTCACGAAGCGGAAGACGGAGAGTCAGATAAATACTACCAAGGGTATGGTCAACAGTATGCCCACGAACAACAAGTAGGAGCATAAGATGAGTACATGGAAAACATTATCAGCAATAGACGTATCAAAAAACATTGAGAAGAAAGGCAACCTGTCTTACCTCTCTTGGGCATGGGCGTGGTCTACTTTAATGGAACACTACCCTGATTCAAACTACACATACTGTCCTCCTTCCTTTCTTGAGAATGGTACTTGTGAAGTCAACGTATCGGTCACAGTGAAAGAGAAAACACACTCTATGTGGCTACCAGTAATGGATAATAGGAATAAAGCTGTTCCTAACCCTACATCCAGAGACATTTCTGATGCTCGTATGCGCTGTTTAGTTAAAGCTATTGCCATGCATGGGCTAGGTGCTTACATCTACGCAGGGGAAGACTTGCCGCAAGCTGTACAAAATGCTGTAGTGTCTGAGGATCAGGCTAAAGAGATCAAAGGGCTAATCGAAGAGCATGGAGTAGATGTTAAGGTGTTTCTAAAGCACTTCAAATCAACCTCAGTCGATGAGATGTTAGCTGTTCACTATTCTAAAGCTGTTGCCGCACTGAATGCAAAGGCTAAGAAGTGATAATCTTAGACCATGAACAAGGGAGTGACGAGTGGTTTGCCAGTAGGCTAGGCCGACCCTCTGCTTCCATGTTCAATAAACTAATTACCTCCGCAGGGAAGGCTAGTTCTCAGGCTGATGGGTACATAAATGAGTTGATAGCTGAGAGATTAACTGGTGTTCGCGTTCCTATCTACGTCAATGAGCACATGGAAAGGGGAACAAGGCTAGAACCTGAAGCTAGAGAGATGTATGAGTTTGTAACTGAGCAAAAAGTCACAGAATATGGGTTTATATTGGACGATTCAGAAGAGTTTGGTTGCAGTCCAGATGGTATTATTAAAGATAGCGATGGCAATTTTGAGGGAGGGCTAGAGATAAAATGCCCGACTGATTCCAACCTGATAGGCTATCATCGTAACAATAAATCGTTTATCAGCAAATATAAACACCAAATTATGGGTTGCATGATGATTACGGGTGTTAAGTGGTTCGATTTAATGGCGTACTCTGAAGAACTACCCCACCTTATCGTAAGAGTGGAACGTGATGACGAGTACATAGAGAAGTTGGCGGCTGAGGTACAAAAAGCTGTCGATATTATTGTAAATGAAACGGAGAATTTAAAATGAAAGTAGGTGTATCAGTCTCTATAGACTTAAAAAAATTGGATTTAGAACGCTGTCCTGTAGTGACCAAGAAAGATGGCACTGAGGCTAGGTATCTCAACATGACAACCTTTATTGATACTGTTGAGCAAGACCAGTATGAGAATAATGGATTCATCGCACAATCTCAAAGCAAGGAAGAGAGAGAGGCAGGTGGAGAGCGACCACCCATTTTAGGAAATGTTAAAGTTTTCTACACTGATGGAGAGTCAGCGCCAGTACAATCTAACTCTGCCCCAATCACAGAAGATATTCCCTTCTAGCCAAGGTGTCTGTAAGGCCTTCATAGCAGGATTGACCCACCTGTGGCGACAACGGGTCATAATAAAAGGATATTAATATGATTAAGATGCGAGAAACATCAGCAGACAGATCAAAGGAGCAAAGGTTATTGGCGGCAATGTCAAAGATACTAGGTTGTCAGTACAAGCAGTCACCAAATCTTAAAAAGTATAGGCTTGATGGTTGGTTTCACAATGGCAGTGATTCCGATAGTCGTGGTGACATGGTTGGTTGGGCAGAATGTAAGTGGTACGGTGACGGCAAGAAAGCATTTTGTGCGTTAAATGTCCCTAAATACATGGAGATTCTTCATCTCAGCCAAACTACCATGCTCCCGTCTTACTTTATTTTTAGAGAAGAAGGAAGGTTTGGTTATATAATAGTCCATGATGGTGTTATGCATAGGGCAAAGTTTAAAGTATGTCAGACAGGCGGCACTGCAAAAGGGAGAACCCCAAACCCTGACGATATAGAGCCTTTAATTATGTTTGATAAGTCTGAGATTATTTGGGGAAAATGAGGTGTATATGAGTAAGGACATACAGATAGGTGGAACCCACTACAAAGACCTTTCAATACAGCCCATAGACTACATCTTGGGCAACCAACTTGGCTATTGTGAGGCAAATGTGGTTAAATACGTTTCGAGGTGGCAGTCGAAGGGGGGAATAGATGATCTCCGTAAGGCTAAACATTACATTGATTTCTTGATAGATCATGAAACGAAAATATAACCTTTTGGTATGCCGCTTATTTAGAAAATTCATTACCTAAAAGGATGGGAGGTAAGTATAATCGCGCTTCACAGACATAACGAGGTTGGAATGATTACTTACTACATAGTCCTTGTAGTGTGCGGCTTGCTTGCCATTGCAAAAGACGATTTAACAAATTCATAACGCTCTTCGGGGCGTTTTTTTGTGAGGTTTCTATGAAGCATTTTATTATTCCAGACACTCAAGTCAAACCCAATACACCGACTGACCATTTGACATGGGCAGGGAAATACGCGGCAGAAAAGAAACCCGATGTTATTGTGCATTGCGGAGACCATTGGGACATGGAATCTCTTTCGTCATACGACAAGGGCAAGAAATCATTTGAGGGTAGGCGGTATTCTAAAGACATAGCCGCAGGTATTGAAGCTATGCAGAAATTCCTTGCACCTATCAGGGCAGAGCAAAAAAGGTTGAAGGCAAACAAGCACAAGCAGTGGAACCCTCGATTAGTGTTCACGTTAGGCAACCATGAAAACAGAATCACACGAGCGATTGAAGATGACCCCATGCTTGATGGGCTGATAGGGTTTAAAGATTTTCAGCTTGAGGAAATGGGATGGGAGGTACATGGCTTTTTGGAATGCGTAGTCATAGATAACATTGCCTACCAACACTACTTTACCAGTGGCATAATGGGGAGGCCAGTAGCTAACCCCACCCTGATGTTAAACAAAATGCATATGTCTACGGTTCAAGGCCATGTTCAAGATAGGGCGATTAGCTTTGCAAGACGCGCAGATGGCAAACAAATGATCGGAATATTCGCAGGGATATTCTATCAGCACGAAGAGAATTACCTTACCCCGCATAATAATTTGTCATGGCGTGGCGTGTGGATGTTGCACGAAGTTAATGACGGATCAGGGGATGTTATGATGGTGTCGCTTGACTACCTACGGAACAAATACCAAGGGAAATAAAAAGCCCCCATGATGGAGGCTTTGGCAGGGTTAATTTTACTACTCTTTAAAATATTCTCCTAGATGTCCTTTAGCGTGTTCTGGGGTTGTTTCGCCAGTCACGCGAGCATGGCAATGATACAAATTTTCCTCTGTTGCATACCATAGGGCACTGGCTGACATTCTTGCCTTGTCTTGCTTTCCATCCGCTAAAACAATGTCAACGGCTTCTTTTTCATTAATTGCTTGAACAACGTATTCTCTCGTTTCAGTAATTACAGCGGTGCATTCAACAATGTAGTTGTTTATTTTATTCATTACAGCCTCCATTTAGCTTTGGCAGGGTTATGCCCATTGAGAGATTAGGCGTTGATAATCTGGGCTGATTTGCGGCATTAAATCTATATCCAACCAAGATGTAGCACTTTGAGAGTTGCATATTTCCATTTCTGCGTATTTTGCAATGGCCTCGAAGATGATCTCTTTTATTTCTTTTTTGTTTATGGTTCTGCTTAAGTCTTCAATCATTGGGGCAACCTTATAAAAAGAGTCTTCATCGGGTGCTGTGATGGCTAATTTATGCGCTAAAAGTAACGCCTCTTTATTGTTTTTAATGCCCATGTTAAAACCCTCCCACGTGCATATGGTAGCCCATGACTAACACGGCCACAGTTAGGCCTGCTATGAAAGATATGCTTATATCCGCTATGTGCGTCGATCTAACGGCCTTGTCGTGTCTTTTGAGGGCTAAGTATCTCTCTGCCCTCTCATTACGATTACGTACCTTTAACGCTTCGATGTTATGTAGTCTCATGCTGTCACCTCCCTATCAAAATACTCATCTTGAATATCACCGCAGGCAATCCAGAGCAGGCGCTCAAGGTTGGCTGAATGGTCGCTCAACTCCTCGTCATCCCATGCGCCATATTCCCCCAATTCAGCCGCTATCAAGTCAGAATCTAAAGCGTCCAATTGCTTGTAAATATAAGGGACTGTCAGTAACTCTTGAACATCGTTCAAGCAATCTCCTTGGTGGTGTCCTGTCTCACTATCTGACTGCCACAGTTGTAACTCAATGCGGCCGCTTCCAGTAGACCACCATCTAAGATAATCTTGGTTAGTATTCATGCTGTCACCTCATTAAGTTTTAATTCTGCTTCTTTGTATGTATCAAAAAAGAACTCTTCACCGTCGTCGTAATCTGTAACTAGATATTCGACATCACGCCCTAGCATACTGCAAATAGTAATGCCTTCCTCCAGTGCTATGTATACATAACCACTGTTAGCATTGAAACCAATACCGCCTACGTCTGGGATATAAGGCAAGTCAGTCAGTGCTAAAGCATTAAAGCATTTGGCTAAACCTTTAGTTTCACAAAATGAAAAGCTTTCTAGTCCGTGTATTTCTATAGTCATGTTGTATTACCTCTATTATGTTATAAGTTATTTTGCATCTAATAATGCGTCTATTCGATCAAGTAATTTATAATCCAATTTAATGAACTCTTTTTCAGTAAAAAATCCTAGTTCATAGCAGTTAGCAAGACTACGGGTTAAACGCTTAACGCCTAAAGATGTTTTTGTTTCATTAATGCGTTTTATTGCTGTCTGATAGTTTGTCATGTTGTATTACCTCATTAATTGTATATGGAAAACCTGATTCTCTGCCTATTCTTTCTGCATCAATTAAAGTGTCTGCAAATTTTGAATAGTCAAAACTATAAAAATATACCCTGTATTTCATGCTGTTGACTC